AATTTTTCACCTGTAATTTACTCCAAACAGGTACAGCTTGCATTTCGTAAGTCAACTGTTGTAGGAGATATAACAAATTCTGATTATTTTGGAGAAATTTCTAATCAGGGCGATACAGTCAGGATTATTAAAGAACCTGAAATTTCAGTAAGTGCGTATGCTAGAGGAACTCAAGTAACTGCACAAGATCTAGAAGATGAGGATTTTCAACTTGTCGTTGATAAAGCAAACTATTATGCTTTTAAAATGGATGACATTGAAGAAGCTCATTCTCATGTTAACTTTATGCAACTTGCAACTGACAGAGCTGCATACAGGTTATCTGATCAGTATGACCAAGAAGTTTTAGGTTACTTAGCAGGTTATAAACAGTCATCATTACATAGTAATGCAGGTGCTGTTAATGACGTTGTTAATGGAAGTAAAGCTTTGTCAACTGCAGGATCTGATGAACTTCTTACTTCTATGAAGTTAATCAAAAGTTCTTTTGGAAATATCACAACAACTTCTGCAGGAGATCATTCAATTCCTGTGGCTAATGTTCCAAATGGTGCTACTTCTGTTCCAAGTGCAACTGCATCACCAATGCAGATTGTAAACAGAATGAACCGACTTTTAAATCAACAGCAAGTTGATACACAGGATAGATGGTTAGTTATTGACCCTGTGTTTATGGAACTACTTTCTGATGAAAATTCTAAACTAGTCAATGCTGACTATGCAGAAGCTTCAGTTAAGAATGGTCTTGTTCTAAACAACTTAGCAGGTTTTAGAGTTTATGTTTCTAGTAATTTACCTTCAGTAGGTACTGGTCCGGGAACATCAGGTTCTGCTAATCAGAACGCCAACTATGGTGCAATTGTTGCAGGTCATGGTTCTGCTGTTGCAACTGCCGAGCAGTTAAGTAAAACAGAAACATATCGCGACCCTGACTCATTTGCAGACATTGTGCGCGGCATGCACTTATACGGTAGGAAGATACTTCGTCCAGAAGCTATCGTAACTGCTAAATATAACGCAGCTTAAGGGAGGATATAAAAATGGCTACTTTTGATATGACTGCCAAAGCTACTGCAGGTGTTGGAGCAAATATTATTGCTGTGCCAACTGTAGTAGGCCACCCTGTGCGAACTATTGAGGCAATCTTAGATATTGATGCTATGATTGCTGCAGGTGCAACTATTGCAGATGGGGATGTTTTTCAGTTATTGGAAATCCCTGCTGAATCAGTTGTTCTTTGTGCAGGTGCAGAAGTTATGAAGCAATTTACAGCTTCTTGTGTTGCTGACATTGACTTCGCAGGTGGTGACGATATTGTTGATGGTGACTCTCTTGCTGTTGCTGCAGGTACATACCTAACAGCAGGAACAAATGGTCAAACAAATATCGTTAGTACAGGTGCAGCAAATTTAATCGGTGAGACTATTCCTGCTGATGGTAATACTGCTCCTGTTACTGTTACTGCCGCAGATACTATTGACGTTACTATTTCAGGGGCTGCTGCAGCCACTGG